TGGCATCCCGCACGAGCGCCGCGGCTTTACGGCTTTTGGCCAGCTGCTTAAGCTGATCATGCTGTTCGATCGGTATATAAACCGAATACGGAACTAGTTTTTTGCCTTCCATTTTTTGTAATCCTCGTTAACCTTCTTCAGCCTAAGTCGGGCTTCTTGATTGGTCTTTAATTCCGACCGGGACTGGACGCCAAGATACTCACGTACCCAGTTCGTAGCTTCTTCTTCATTGGCATCAAAGATCTGACTATCGTCGTGCAGGTATTCCCAGAATTCTTTTTCTCGGCACAGAACTCCAGCCAACCGTATGGCCCGATCTCCTTCAAACTCTTGATCGCGCTCCATGGGCTGATGGTCTTGGTTCAACCGAACCATGACCACCTGATAGTGCGAGCCAACAAAATCCCGCATCAGTTCATTCGGGATGTCATCCGGGTGGATGCACAGGGTCAGCACGAACCCTGTCTTGTCCTGCTTCAGAGCGACCTTGATTGCCTCAAATTGAAGCGTAGGTATCTCAGAAAGGGACATCTTCGTCATCCTCCTGGTCTAGCGCTTGTTGCTTGGGGGCTGGCTCAGCCTTCTTCTGAGGAATGAACGGTTCAGAAAAGGTAATAAAGGTGTAATCCCGGCCGGTATTGGTGGTCCGATTCCATGCGGCTACAGCTATCTTGACCGGATCTTCTCCCTTGGAAATCAGATCCAATAGCAGGCGCTTATCAATCACCGCATCGCCACGCATATCGGGATGCTTGTCATCGGTCTTCTTATCGTTCTTCCAAAGAGACCCGGTGTTTGGTTTGGGTATAAAGGTCATGCTGCCTCCTTAAATTTGGCGCGGGCCGTAGAAAACTTATCCATCAGATCTTTAAAGAACACAGCGTCCTGAGCCTTTACCTCTTCGAATAGTTGCTTGTTTTTCTTGTAGATGGCCATGACATCTTCTTCGCTATTGGCAAAGTCTAGAAGCTTGTTTGCCGCTTCTTCGACCAGCTCCATCCAATCAGCATCGCCCGGGGTTCCTGTCACAACCATCTGCCAATCGCCAGACTTTCCTTCGATCGTTTCTTTCTTGGGGGCCGGCTTTGGCTCAGCAGCTACAGCTTTGGGTACAGGCTTTGGTGCCAATGCTTCTTTCCCCGTTGTGGCATCGAGGGCGTCATGCTCCACGATCTCTAGGGCATTGACGTACAGATAGCGTCGGAGATACGAGATCGATGCACCCAGGTTTTGCACAGGGTGACATCCCTTGAGTTCTGCCGCGGCCATCGGGGCCGTGAACAAGACGTAGTCCTCCGGCTTCTCTACGTTATATACCGTCAAAGTAGCATCGTTAACACCACACCTAAACACAGGGCAAAGGCCAGTATCAGCAAAGATGGTTTGAACAGCCGGTAGAAAATCTTGAAGCTCGAAATATTCATAGCCTGCAAACTTGTTCTTTCCTGATTTATTAAGCTTTTTTTCCTGAAGCAGTAGTCTCGCTAATTGCAGCTTTTGATACACGTTCTGTGTCATTTAAGGTCACCTCGATAAGTTTTTCTAAGTAATGGGAAGCTTTGATTAAATCCTCAACGCCGCCTTTCTCTTTGTAACGGGATACGTACTTCACGATGTTGCCCTCAAGGTATCCCAGCTTGTTGGCAATGATGTAATCCCAAGGTTGGATGGGCTTTTCAATGTAATGCCGCCCACCCACCTGCTCCTCATTGGCTGTCATTTACTCTCCTGATACTCCCGCCATTGCTGGCAATAGTTGGAAACTGGGCAGAAAGATTCACATCGGGTGCGACTGCCCGGACGCACTTCGATCTCGTAAGCTTTTCCTAATTTGGCGATCGTCTCTAAGGCTTCTTGGTTGGTTGTGTGAACCGATCTAGCCCTCGCACCACCGACTTTCTTCACCGCCCACATGGTCGGCTTCTCCCACATCTCCTCCGGGGTGCAGGCCGGCAGGTTGCCATCGGTCTCTAACTCAAACTCGCAAGAAGAATGAGCATGGATACGCTCTTTAATGAACTCCTCCCGCTGCTCAAACGGCCATAGCTTGATGGGGATCTCCTTGACCGGGGCCTCTGGGTAGCCTTCCCGGGTAGCAGCATCGCGGCGGCTCCAGTCCCGGATGATGGCCACAATGCCCAGGGAAATCACCGGTATCTTCTTGACCTGCTCCACCAGGTAGGCATACAGGTTCAGCTGCTGCTCCCACTCGATCTTTTCGTTCATCACGGCCCAGGCTGAGACGGTCTTGTAGTCCCGGATCTCGATGAAGTTATCCCCCTTGATCTGGAGGTCGATAGCCCCGGAGATCTTCCAGCCATCGATCTCGGTAGACAGGCGCTCCTCAACTATGTGGTTGTCATCTTGGCCATGCTCTAAGACCTTGTGGACAGCCGAGCCAAAAATCGACCAGACCATGTCCGAGACGTCCTGCTCAAGCTCATCCTCAAACTTCTTGGTCAGGGCTACGATCTTGGGGCTATTGATCAGCTGGGTAACAGAGAGATTCGCTTTGCCCTTGGAATAAGTCGGGCGCTCCAGTACATTGATAAATGTCTGGGGAATGTTGAACTTGTTGGTTAATTTCATTTTTACTCCTAGCAGTAGACAATTGAATTTTGGACCCAAAGAAATATCATGTCAATAGGTCATACCCATGTTGAATCATGTAATATATAAATTCTCAGTGTAACACTGTTACACTGACATTCATCAATAAAATCAATAACTTAGGCTAAACGACCATGCACATCCAGCTTGAACTACCGATGCCACCTAGTGTTAACCACTACTGGGGAGTCAATGGAAAGCAAAGATTTTTGGGAAAAAAAGGTAAAGAGTTTCGTGTTTCCGTGGCTGAAGCCTGCCTGGATGCAAACGTCCAGCCCCTCGATGGGAGGCTTTCTGTACACATAGCGCTGTTCCCAGCCAATCGCATAAGGTTCGATATCGACAATCGCATCAAAAGCCTCTTAGATGCCCTAGAACACGCTGGCTGCTTCCATGATGACGAGCAGGTCGATGAGCTGCATGTGACCCGCCAGGGGGTAAAAATTGGCGGGGGCTGTACCGTTGTGATCCTGCCGATTACAGGTTAGCCATCCGGCGCAGTTCTTTGATATCAATGTTCCGGAGCATATCCCGCTCCATCTCACGCAACTGATTGATCTCCGTCCGCTTTTCAGAGGCAGACATCTCAGAAGCTGGTAAGTTAGTAATCACTGATATACGGCGACGGATATTGCTGAGCGCTTCGGTGATGTTATTAACCGCCTTCTGCATCCCAACCCTGGTTGCCTTGTCCTCATTGGCCAAGAACTCCTCGATGTCGGCTGGGCTACGGCGCTTGATATCGTTGAAGGTATTGGCCGCTTTGGCCACCTCATCCCGAAGGACGTAGAAGTCATTCTTAAGCCCAGTCTCAAAGGGCCGGGAGATAAATCCACTGGTTCCTGGAAGGGCTGCTATGGCCTCCGTAAACGACAGCTCCGGCCGCGGAACTCCAACAGCGTTATGCAGGATTGGGTTGGTTGCGTAAACGATCAACCCGCCCAGAGATCCCAGCATGCCGCGGAATAAGTGATCAGCTGCGATCGGGGAGATCAGACCAGTCTGACCAAATAGCTTGGCCAGCTCTGAGGTTGAATCGTTGAACTGCCGCTCTAACTCCAGACCTTTTTGGAACGTACCAATCAGCGGCCGGCCCTGGAAGAAGTTGTAGTTCACAGCCACCTCGACCGCGGGCTTGATTGCCTGGGGAACAGGGGTAGGACCAAGCAGGATATTGCCCAGAGCTGCCTTCATCGAATCCCGGAATTTGCGTCCATCGGCCATGCCCTGATCCGTCATCAGCATGTACATATGCTCGGTCAGGATCTTTGGCATCGAGAAGATGTCAGTACGGATCGGGATCGTCATGCCCGTGCCTGGGATTATGAACAACCGATCACGCATTACGGACGGCTTATCGATGTAGTCCTCATCGTCATCCATGGCCATGGCGTAGATCAATGACAGCGCCATAACTGTGCCGGTCGTAGCAGCCAAGGTCTTCAATGCATCTTCCCGTGCAGATGGAGAGATGCCAACCCCAGAGATAGTCTTGATGGCCACATGCTGAGCTGCAAGGTAGGCGTTAAAGAACGGCACCACCTGGCCAAGCATCCGAATGGTCGGGCTGCTACCGCGGTTACGGAAGTTGATGATGGCAAAAGCTTTCTCAATCGCTTCGGCTGGAGACAATCCTTGAGCGATCGATGCGCTGTAAACGGCCTGACGAACAGCATTGTCAGAAGCCATGGAGATATGCTCAAGCATCCCCTTAACTTTGTTCCATATGCCAGGTGTCTTTTTCAGTCCAGCTGCTACTTCGGCGTCGTTACGAGCCACGGCAGCAGAAAAGTCACGGATGCCTACCGCACCGAACCGTTTTAATTCTTCATGCACCTTGCTTGACTTAGTCAGCGTCTGAATAAACTCCTTGACCGCCCTGGCTGGAATACTCAGAGCAAACCTAGTCTTTAGACCAGACGAGAACATAGCTGCAAAGGCGTCCTGCGGAACCTGAGATACCGAGAACAGCGGATACAGAACCACGGACTGACGCAGGAAGTTAGACATCGAGGCGAACACTTTCCATATCGGAAGCGCAACGCTCTCCAGTCCAGCAAAGGATTCCATGAATAGCGGGTCTGCCATGTCGTAGAACCGTGGCTCACCGTTCTCCCATACTCGTACAGCGTTCGGACCTTTCTTGGCCTCGGTCACCGGGGTAGCCAAACCAAACTCAACAGCTGCGTTTACCTTGGCTTGAGCTAACTTATTCATCACAGACCGCTTGACCGCGTATTGCGTCCAGCGAACCATGTTGTCAAAGATATCTGCTACGGGTAAGTCAGATCCCTTGAACTTCTTTTCTTTGGCCTGAACTTGGAGTCCACGAAGGATCTCTTTCGGGCCTAGATTCTTTTCAATCTGGTCTTCCCTGTAGAACGGCACATAGTCGATGTTTGAAAGCATGACCTCTGCTTCGTCTTCCGACCACAGCCCGCTGTCTACCAGAACCCTTATCGCGTTCTGACGGATACCGCCCCAGATATCTGCAACCTTTTCCAGCTCAGGAATTGTCTTAGCAAGTTCAAGACCGGCATCGATCTGATCCCGATCCATGTGAACATACTTGTATTTTTTGGTTGCCTTACGCAGCTCTTGTTCAGCTATCTTTTCAGCATTTGCATCGCCATCATCGATGGCTTTCTGTAACTTGTCCCGGGCATCAAATACCTCAGCATCGATGCGTTCGTTATATTCCATGACGCCATTTAGACGCCTGGCTTCGAAGAATGTGTGACCAACCCGCTCTGCCTCTTCCTTGGTCAGGCCATGGTTCTTGGCAATCTCATCAAGAGATTTTGAAAGCTCAATGAAATTATTTGGATCGTTGACCGCCTCGTATTTGTATAACTTTGGATCGTAGTTGATGCTGCCATACTGGATGAACAAGCTAGCCAAGGCGTCGGCGTGTACAGCTTGGTTAGAACTAATGCTGAGCAAGAGTCCAATCTTGTCTTCTTGACTCATTGTTGTGTCATCGATCATCCGACGGATGGCATTGTTCAACGCTGCATCGGTAGCAAATGCCTTGGTCTCAATCTTGTCCAAGAAAGTAATGATTGCTTTTTTGGTAGCTTCTTTGGTCAAAGATGGATTCTCAGAAGCCTTTTTAAATAGCTCGTTAGCTTTTTCAACCAGTGTGGGTTCGACCTTTTGTTGACGGCCCAAGGATTCCACAGTATCCATAGCTGCCTGACCAGCAGAGCTACGCTTGGCAGCAGGCTTTTTGGCTTTAGCGAATACGGCCCGACCCTCAGCTGATGGAGCAGCAGCCTTAGATCTGCCCTCAATCACGTAGTCACGGGCAGAATCGAGGAGACTTTGTACTTCTGCATCATTCAACGTCTTGACGCCAAGCATCTTGGCAAACTGACGGATGATGTTTTTGAGCATTTGGATAGCTTTACCAAGAGTCGTGTCCTGCGGTATGCGATCCTCAATAGCTTCAGCCAGCACCTCTTCAACAGCGGTAGCTTTGTCTAGACCTTCCTTGATCTTCTTATCAGCTAACTTCTTAACCTCTGAATTGGTTTCATAGAAGTTTTCCATGACTGAGTTGTATCTATTGCCAAGAATAGACCGTAGACCAAAGTGACCAAGAGCTTCGTGAGTCAGAGTAACAAATGCATCTCTATACCCAGCGATATTGTCAGAAATGATATAGACCGTATTAGTTGGTGGATGATATGCACCGCGGGGGTTCACACCATCTTCCTCAATTTGCTGCTGTAAATCGGCCGGCAACTCACTGATAGATTGAACAACCTCTGTGTTAGGTGCGTTAACCCAGCCCTCTTTAACCTTATTAATCAGCGCTTGAACCGCAGCTTTAGGATTGCCTTTGGTTCCGGGCTTAGTTTGTGCGTACAAAAAGTTATTACGATTGCCAAACTTTGCATTCTTAGCCAAAACAAATCGGCCGATCTGGTACACCTCATCAGCAGCAACGACTGGGCGTAGAGTCTTACGATCGTAGAAGAACGAATGACGATTGGGATCTAGGCTGACCTGAGTCCACTCAGGATCCTCCATTAACTGTTGTACCCGGGAATAAATTTCTTCTGGAGGGGTATTGACCCATTTACCCTCAATGGTTTGCTGCGGCTTCTTTTGCCCAGCTCGACCCTCTTCAGACTTTGCTACATCAAATGCTGCCTCTTCGCTACGGATAGCCATTTTGGCATCGGTAATATGGCCAGCACTCTTGTAGCTTATGTTATCACCAGTGCTTTTCTTTTCAGGGTCTGCACCCTTGTGAACAGATACAACGCTACCCCGAAGACCAACCTTTTTAGACTCTTTCAGGGCCGGAATATCCATGCGCAAACCAACCCGAGTGCCATCCTCTATCGGTGCATCGATCTTGGCCTGGTCTTTTTGAACCTTTGGAAGAGTTAAAACCTTTTGAAGTTCCTCGGAAGACAAGGGACTCTCAATAGCATCTGACTTTAAAGCTGGAACCGGTGTGTAATAATTTACATATCTGTCGTATTCAGCTTTAGCTGTAGCTTTTTCTTCCTCTGTTTTAGCAGCGGCTAGTTTTTCTTCAAGTTGACGGGCAGCAAGAACTACTTGCTCGTTACGCCCTTCTTTGAGTTTGAACCCTTCAGGAGCGGTTAATTTTGGAGGAGCCTCAGTCTCAGGCTCAGCAGCCTTAGTTATTTCAGGAGCTGTCTCAGCTTCCACCGGAGGGACTACTTTTGCAGGCTCTTCAACCTTAGCCTCTTCCTCAACCTCTTCGGTCACAGGCGTGGCCATCTTGGCATTCTTGCGGGCAAAGGCTGCGTTGACCGCCTCAGGCACAGACATGCCGCGGTTCAAGAAAGGATCTAAATCAAAGTCCGTGCCATCGCTACTCTTGGCCATGATAGTCCCATCGGGATTCTCAGTGACATCTACAGTGATAGGTTGGCCGCGGCGATTAACCGTGGAGTATTTGGTAATGGTTGGTTCAGCCGGTTTCTGTTCGGCCGCAATCTCCTCGGGCGTCTTCTTCTCAGCCGCTACCCGTGGCCCAGTGATTGCGCCAACTCCAGCACCAAGACCAGCACCAGCTAATCCTTCCAAAGTACCAGCAGCTACAGCTCCGCGAATGGCATCTACATCTAGACCCTCACGCTGCTGGGCAATGTTCGATGCAACTTGCTCTTGGAAGGCTTGTAGAAATTCTGGGCCAGCCTCAGTAGCGCCGGTAGTAACAGCCCGTCTGGCGACAGATTTTGAGGCTTCTTTAGCAGCTGCCTCAGCAGCTTTCTCAGTTGCCTCTTTGGCCAATATACGTTTGGTTAAAGCACCTATTGCAGCAGGTTCGACACCAACTACCGCAGTCAATCCACCCAGTGCTGATCCTAGTAGGATCTGGTCTAGATTTTTGCCGCCGTAGGATTGAGCTAGCTGCGCCCTTGCTTCCGCCTGATCTTCAGATACGCCGGCATCTTTAAGAGCTTGCTTGGTCTCTTCATAGATTGTTCCCTTGACCACGCCGGTACCCATACCAACACCGGTCAATCCAGCGGTAACCTTTGGAGCTACTTTAAGAATTGTTCCTGCTAGGCCACCAGCAATGGTTGGAATAGCTGTGCCTGCTGCTTGAGAAAGCATATCGACCGGGGCTGTGGCAAAGGCTTTGACACCAGCTATCACCTGATCTAAGACGCCCTTGTCCTCAGCTTCTTTCATAATCCGCGCGATCTCTTTCTGATCGTTGCGGGCCTGGGCTGACATCAAATCATTGAGATATCCTTCGGTTCCCTTGAGTGCCTGGCTAACGGGGTTATCTGCACCAAAGATGTCGGACAACATCCGAATGCCGGATGTAACGCCTTTGGCTACACCTAGCGGAACGTCTGCTATCTGACGTAGAACACCGCTTTCCGGTTCTTTCGGAGCAGCCGCGGGGGATGCTAGCGGCGTTGGTGATCCACCGTATTTGCGAGCCAAATCCTCAAGAGGATCGGCAGCTAATGGCGCAGGACTACCGCCATACTTCCTTGCCAGGGCTTCGTAATCCATTACCTGATTCCGGCTTCACGTTTAAATTGATCTGCTGCCTGTTGATTGGGGAAATACATTGACCTGCCATTTGGTAACTTCACCTCTACGTTGCCTCCGGCCGCTTGGGTATCCGCCGCAGGTAATGAACCAACGCCATATCCACGCAGTATGCGATTACGTGCCGCCTCTACTTGCTCTTCAATGTAGTTTGGATTGGCCTTAATTTTTTCGTTCAATCCCTTATCCATCATACCTTCGGCCCGCTTACGAAGATCACTACGAACCCGTTCTGCCTCAAGATTCGCCGCGGTCATTGCACGATTGAAGTTATTTATGTCTCGACTTTCAACAAGTTTTGCTGATTCGATGTCACCTGAACGACGACGATACTCTTCTAAGCTACCAAGCTCACCCTGTTTAAGTTTGATATCAGAACGAATCTTGGCAAGATCTTGACGCAATTTTTTCTCCTGAGCTTCGAAAGCTTCAGCAGCAGTCATATCACCACGACGGATAGCATCACGCTTGGCAGCAACAGTAAACTTCAGATCCTCCATCTCCATGTCCTGCTTATCACGGAGAGCGCGTTGCTCCTCACGATACTTAGACGAAGCAGCTACACCGGACGCACCTTGCGTACCAAAGGTACCGCCACGAGGACCGGCTGCAACGCCCTGGAGAAACCTAGTAAGTTCCGTCATAGGTTGATCAGCTCTCTCCGCTTCACGACGACGTTGAATATCACCAAGTCTTTTTTCGCGTTCATCAAGGTATGCTTCACTAATTCCCATAGCTTTCTGACGGCGTCGCTGTTCATTAATGATTTCATCAAAACTGCGAGCTGGCGTATCGGGAAACATTTCATCCGCGCTCATACCAAGCGCACTGACTACTGCTTGTGAAAGCGCTCTGGGAGTTGTGGGAAGTGACCCAATACCAGTTCTTGAAGCGACACCCGGTGCAGCTGCGGCAGAAGGAGCTGCCGATGGCGGTGGTTCCGTTGGCGATACTTGACGAGGAGCAGGAGTAGGCTGTGCTTTAACCCGATCAGGAATTTTACCGGATCGGTTGTACTCTTGAAGTTCAGAAAGAGTCATAAGTTCTTTTTCTTCAGGAGTTGCTTCACGCTCTTTGGTATCTCTGGGACTTGTTTCTTGCACAAAAGAATCAAACGTACCATTGAATGCTACGATTCCGCCGCCTGCGTAGTCGCTGCGTTTAAACATGTTTTGTATTGGAATACCGGCGACTCCTGGACGACGCTTTTGCATCATCTTCATCATCATCAACTTCTTCATCATCTCAGGATTAACCTGACCGCCAGCCTGGTAGTCCCGGGGAACCACGATGTCATCAATGAATCCACCACCCGCTAACTGAGCTGGCTCAGAGGTTGTCGTATTCGGTGCGGCCATAGGCATATTTGCCTGAATGCCTTGTTGCTGTTGAGCGGCTTGCCGCTGACGGCTGCCCTGAAGCGCCATGAGTCCAGTGGCCTGCTCGATCTGCTGCTTAACCGTGGGCGCACCTTCCATCTCTTGAGCTTGATCGGCAGCGGCTGACTCTTGCATCTTCTTGCGGCGGTTCAGTTCGCCCAAGGCAAGGAACGGGGGAACCTGTGGGTTTGACCCGTTGGCGTACTGCATCAGTGCCTGCATCGGAACGTCTTTAAGACGTTCTTGAAGTTGAACAAGATTCATCATGACTGTCTTCCGATCTGTCCAAGAATTTTGAGAAGTTCTAAAGTGGTTCCAGCACCGCCTGCGGCAGACTGGAATGCGCTTGGTGCAGGCTGGTAGAAGCTAGCTGCGGCAATTGGCAGACCAGCAAGCATATTTCTTTGGAACTCAAGCTGTTCTCTTGGGTACTGAATCTCGCGCAGATATTGGTTGTAGTCTGCGGTCAGTCCAGCCTGCTCGATGTCACGCTGAGCTGCACCAGCGGAAAGCTGTTGTTGGAGACCTCTTAGTCCATACTCGCCCTCTTGAGACCCAGCTTGAGTCAGTGCTTGGGTTGCGGCAGTTTGAGCGGCAAGCCCACGAAGCCCTGCGTCAATGTCAGCTTGGCGTTGTTTCTGTGCGGCTTCAAACGCTCCGGCGTATCCCTTGCCAGTAACGTCGCTTAATAAGGTTTGAAGGTTGCGCTGTGCTTCTGCCTCCATGATCGCCTGACGGGAACCGCCATAAGCCCCTGCTTGAGCCATACGGCCTTGCATCTGGTTACGAGCAATCTCAGCCTGACGGTTTGCCTCGCGGCGCTGTGGTTCTAAAACAGCCTCAAGGTACGGATTCATGTAGGACTGAACCGTTCCAACCGTAGGCATGTATTGTTGGCTAGTGCCAAATGTCTGCTGGGCCTGCTGTCCTGCCGTGGTCAGAGCCGTGGGTACAGTCAGTCCGCCTATTCCCTGGAAGGCTTGCGTCTGTAGCGCAGATGGGCCGCTGGTTAATTGACCGGTGTAAGGTTGATAAGGAAGCTCAGAAAATGCCTGAGCCTTACCGAGCATGTCGGTTACATACGGGCCAGCCCACGTTGATAGTGAGCCTTCTTGACCGCCTGTGGTTTCCATTCCTGTTGCCATGTCAGTTCCTTACGCCGGGGTGTATTTCCGGGGGTTAATCTGCTTACCTTGTTTAGTTGTTCCAGTCCGAGCATTACGAATCTTGTCCATCATGTCATATAGCACATCCGCCCCAGCATCGGAGTTGCCGTTGCCAAGGTGCGATACCACATCTGCTGGAATTACAAACTCGCCATGACTGAGCCGAGCGGGTTGCTTGCCATCAATGTCGGTCTTGATCTTGTCGGCCATACCGTCTGTGCCGCCACGAAGATACCGAGCTGGGCGTCCACCAGCGGCCATTGACATCAAGCCGCCTTGAGCTGCACGTTGATAGGTTACCCCTCCGGTTAAAGATGGGATGCCTGCGCCACCAGGACGACGGCCTCCAGCTGTTGGGGATGTCGGAGTGCCACGAGTTGCGGTGTATTTGGGGATACCACCGGTGTATCCAACCGGCCCTTTAGGTGCCGAGCCTTTGCCAAGCAGTCCAAGCAGACCACCAAGAAGGGCCATTAGGAGGGCATTGTCTTTGGATGTCAAAGTTTTTAACAACTCTGACTGCTCTTTAACGGTATCGGTTTTTTTAGTATCTGTCTTGGTATCAGTTTTTGTTGTCGTTGTTGTACCAGTACCACCTGATCGACTGCCTCCTACTTCATCGGCAGCCTCCCCAAATCCTTCTATGCCAGGAATATAAGTTCCAGAACGCGAACCGCCAACTTCATCTGCGGCTTCCCCAAAACCTTCAATTCCAGGAATGTAGGTTCCGGAACGCGAACCACCAACTTCGTCTGCGGCTTCACCAAATCCCTCTATTCCAGGACTTATGTCTTTTAAAACGTCACCAAACGTCTCACTATAATCAACACCGCCACTTAAACTTCCGCCAACTTCGTCTGCTGCTTCACCAAATCCCGATATTCCAGGAGTAATATCTCGGAGAACATCACCAAAAGTTTCACCATAATCAATACCTTCGCCATATCCAAAATCAAACTGTGGTGTGTCGCCAGCAACAAATGGAGTTTCTTCGAATGTGTATGTAGTCTCTGGAATAAGATCTGAAATTCCTCCTGGAATTCCATACCCATAGTCTAGATTTGATAAATAGTCATAATTTAAATTACCAAGATCAACTATCCCGCTTAAGTCGCCAAAACTAATAGCGTCACTAAGATCAGTTATATTTCCAAGATTGTTAAACAAATTACTTACTGATATATCTGGTATGTCAACAGGCATTCCTGCGTCCACAAAGGAGCTACCGGTCCACCAATCTTCAATATCTAAATCATCCATGTCTATCTCATTTCTTTGGTGGCGGATTTGTTACTTGAGCAATACGCATTAAATCTGCTGGAGTAAGTCTTCCGCTCAAAATTGCAGGTGCAAAAGCTGCGAGTAAATTTTTATCAAAATCACCGGTTGGGACATTTTGTAACAACGCACCAATTCCCTCAGATGTTCCTAATCTTGTAAGTGCATCCACTACATCACGATCTGAAAGCGCAGCGGTCGTTGCTGTGCCAAGTCCTCTGGATACTATTGATGGTGCGCCTAAAGCAGAGGCTCCTAGTTGAACACCAGATCCGGCTAAGTTAGTTCCAAATGCTTTTAAATAATCATCAAGACCACGAGTACCAGCAGGTAATGCTCCAATACCAGAACTGATTATTGATTTTGCAATCATATCTGGCGTGATAGAGGCCGGAAGAATACCTGTTAATCCGCTTGGTAATAAGTTTGCCACTGATCTAGTTGCAGCTGACAACGGCGCAGGTGTTGCGGCTCCAGTTAGTGCATCAATTCCAGGGGTAGTTAAATACGCACCAAGGGCCATTGATATTGGCTTGATTGACAAGACTTCCATGATGTTGTTAAAGAGATCACCAAAGAATCCGCTACTTGTATTGGGATCTTCAAAGTCATACACACGCTGAACTTTGACCGGTACCAGCTTATCGTTAGCTGATGTGTACAAAATTGATGCGTGTTTGGAGTTTTCTTTAACGTCGTCAATGCCCAGCGTCTTGGCTGCTGCTGGATCTAGGGTATCGGTACGGCCCTGCCAAAGATAAAGATCTTTGTATTTATTGTTTAGATCTTCATAAATATCTTTGATGTCTTTGTACTGCGGTGTTTTAGACGGATCTTTGTAAGTGTCTTTTGCAATTTCATCAAGCCGTGCTTTGGTGTTTTTGTAGTAGTCGTATGCCGATGTTGACTCAAAGTTTCTGGTGTACCTGGCTACGCTTGATGGATCTTCGGCACCGGAATACTTATCGCCAGCCATTTGCATAGCAAAGAATTGTTCGGCTGTAACTGGTACCTTATAAGTGCGCTCTGGATTGTCAGGATCTTTTCGTTCTACATAAACAACATCCATCGCAGATCCAGTTTCCGGATCAACTTGTCTCTGAACACCACCAAGCCTGTTTAGTTCTTTCTCAATTCGTGCAAAGTCACTTATGTCATCTTTGCTTGCGGTTACTCCGAAAACACCAGTTCCTCTGGCTAATGCACCTTGCCATTTACTGTGTGGGTCTGCTCCAACATATTGATGACGGATGTTATCTGTCATGTCCTGCATTCCACCAATAAAGACTTCACCGTCTTTATCAAGCATGTTATCAAATGCTTTTTTGTGGAGGATTGGCAGGTTTGTGCGTGGGTCAACACCGTAAGTGTTTGATGTTTCCTCGCCACGCTTAATTTCTCCAATAGGAGAATAAATCGTTAATGCCGTTGGATTCTTTTTGAAAAATTCAGAATTAGGAGCGCGAACAGCGGCGTCTTGAAGAATGTTTGTTTTTACATCCTCTGTCAGACCATATTTCAAAAGCTGGTCATATAAATTTTTTGTTTTTTTATCAACTTCTTTATCTTGCAATAAATTCTTAGCAGTATTTAAGGCGTCTTCTTTTGAAGCACCATAAATGTTTTGCATAATATTTGCTGCACGATTGGCTTCCTGATACCGATTAGCCGGAGAATTTTCAAGAGTTTTTTCAATATTCTCAATGCTTAAATTTGAAAACTTTTTTGGATCAAAAACAGTTTTTGATAAGTCACCTGCTTTAAGGCTTAAGAACTTTTCAAGGGTCGCTTGTTCTTCAGTATCGCCAATGGTAGAAGTGACTATGTCTTGGAATCGAGTTCCAAACCCTTCAGATCCTTTTGTTAAGTAATCTTGAATCTGTTGCAGTGAGTACGGAGACTTGCCCTGATAAGCCTGCATTATTTCATTTGGATCAATTCCATACTCTTTTGAAGCTTGGGCTATCTTGACAGGGTCTTGGACATTTGCATTGATGTAATCAACGATGTCTTTGTATCCAAATCCGCTAGTGCCTTTTAAGTATTCTTCAGGGGCAAAAATGTCTTTTCCAATAGCCTTTTGTGCGGCCAAGCGATCTTCTAAACCTTGCGCACCATAAGCCAAAGCATCGCGAAGTTGATCTGTTGTCAAAGCCCCGCTTTGTAACTGACTGGTGTAATACTCAGCGCCTGGCTTATCAGCGGCTCGACCTAAAACATTTTGATAAGCTGAGCTAACTAACTCTGGTGCGGCAGCTGCACGAAATTCAGCAATTTCTGTTGGATCAATTGTTTCTCCAAATTTGCTTGCCCAGAATTTTTGTCCCTCTACATCAGGAGCGCGACCCAAAACATCTGTGTAAAGTTGTTGAACTGTAAACGGCTGAAGACTTGGAAGGCCAGCTCCTCCTAGGTATTCCGCTTGCTGGGTTGGCGTGTACCCAGCGGCTTTTTGAATATCAGACGAAGAGATGCCATACTGCTGTGCAGCCTGCGCAATCGCCTGTGGGTTGTTAATATTTTGAGCGATAAAGTTACTTATATCGCTTGATGTAAATTGCCCTTGATTTCCGAAGACGTCAGCCATGCTCAATCCCTAAGATTGGTTTCACTACGGAATGCGCACGGCTGGGCGGGGCCGGAATTAACCCTACAGATTGGTCGGGATTATATCTCTGGGTCATATCTGCGTCAAGCCGTGTTGTTAACTATGTCAATGACAGGAGTGCCAATCCTGCCGGAGCCAAGCACCCCAATCGGTGTGATTTGAGTTTTAGCTACCACCGGGGCAGAAACATAGGACACAGTGGCTATTATTGACGGGGTCGCTGGAATGTCCGGGGTTGTGCCAGATGCTGCAACTGCTGGAAGAGCTTGGACGGTTGTGGCTGTATTGTAGGTGTGCCACATGATCTCTATGTAATCGTTTGCCTCCAAGTCAATAAAAAAGTTCAAGGCAACAATTAGGTGACCATCAATACTTCCATGTTTGTTCGGAACCGAAACCCGGCTATTGCTATTGGCTATGTCCGCTGAAGAACTAAGAACCCCGTTTTTCCTAAACCAAATATCTATGTCATGGATCTGCGAATCGGTGTTTACCAGCTGGGCGCTAAACTGAATGTTGTATCTTCCAGCGTAAGTGGCTACTAACTTTGATGATCTAGTTCCAGTGATTGTGGTGCTGGCTACAGTCTGGGAAACACTTACGGAATAGGTTCCAGTACCGCCTGCCGTGCCGGTTATCTGTCTAACAATATACGTATTAGCCGAAACCCCTGTCCCTGTAATGATCATCCCCGGCAGGATTGACCCAGCGCTATTGGCTGTAACCGTCAGGGTGGTTGTGGCTATTGAGCCAGTAAATATGGCCGTATGACTGCCAATGCTGACCCCGTAAGAGTAGTCTGTGGTGTCATAAGTCATGGCATAGGCCGTGGCTATGTTGCCATCAGCTTGGTTTAAGGTGCTAGAAAACGCCCCGTGCGGGAAGTTGATCTGTCTTCCAGCCCCTGTAAACAGGCTGGCGTTGACGTTTGACCCGGTCAGCTGATTAAAGACCCCGTTCCCACCCTGTATCCCTGGGCTGTTCAGGATAGGGAAGTTGGCGTTAGTAACAGTGATATTGTCCCCAACGAAGTCCCCGCCTATAAAGTCTCCTGCCGTGACCGTCCCAGCCGTAATGCTTGGGAAGTACCCTCCGGCGTTTAGGAGGGCGATGATGGCGTTTACGGTTGAGTCGTTGTCATTGAAGTAGAGACGGAGAATCTTGATTAGCTCGTTGCCGTAAGTCTGAGCGTAATCCTGTGGGGGAAGCGGTAGAGTTGGAGCGGTATACCGCTTAAATATGGTCATCGTCTGCCGTCTGGCCTAATGTCGATACGGGGAGCGCCAAGCTGCCAGGTCACATCCAAGGTATTAGAGTCCACCCTAAAGATGAGCTGCCGCGCCCGAACCCGGGTGTAGACAATATTGGTAAATGCCTCAATTGGAACCGTAGCCGTCCGGGTAACCGTGGCCGTGTTATCTCCGCCAACTGAAGCAGGGGTGGTGAATCCTGAACCAGACCCCTTCATGGGCTTCAAAGTAAATGTCGCACTTGGGCTTCCAGCCCCGGAACCGTCAAATGTAATGTCGGGCAACATCCTCCAGATAAAGCCAAAGTTATGGCCGTCATCAATGTCAAACTCTGACGATCCGATGTATGCCTCGATGGCAACAGGAGTACCGGTCTCGTTGTTGTTTACACCGTTTTCATGTTGAACCAAGTTATAGGTGTAGGTCGCAGCTATCGGGAAGTCTTGAAGTCCGCTGTCAAGCCAAGCTGTCCTAGCCATCGTACCGTAGTACCAGCACTTTTCACCGTAGTTATAAATTACGTAACGGTCAATAGCCGTAGCTCCTGCCGACGGGTAGAACCACCAGACTTCAGTAAAGCCCTCGTTAGTTCCAGCAAAGATCTGCTCTTTCTGACTGTTATTGATGTCGTTAAAGATATACCGACGCAGGTCACATGGCAGGGTCTGAACCCGACCATCGTAGAAGTAGAACTTATCCACGCCCATCCAGTACACGATACCGGAGGCAAACGCCACGGCGTTCGGGCTTTCAATGGAGATGTTGTCTGCCAGAAGCGTTGCTCCCCAAACGCCTGCCGATGGGCCGAGGTACTGGAGCGAATAGACCGCTGAGTCTGTAAAGACAATAATCTCTTGGCGTGACTGAATAACAGTTACAATTTCAGAGCCAGATGACAGGCGCAGACTACCGGCCTGATTGGTTGCACTTGGCGTCCAGTTAACTGCGGACTCCTGATCAGACCAACGAATCAGCATTGGGTCGATCCCAGCCGCTCCAATATCATTACATCCAAACGCCATACAGAAGCGGAAGATGTCTGACACGAATACTTCATTTACTATGGTCGGCACATCGGAAGCGCCTACCTTGCTGCTTAGCAACACTCCACGATTATTGGTAGTTCCAGCTGACGAATCCCAGTAGTAAATAGGACTGCCGCGATAGGCAAAGATCAAGTCTTCGCCAAAGTTAGATTGGCTCCAAAGTCTTATTCCGGCTAGCGTGGTACCACCAAATCCCCAAGTTCCAGATCCCCAGCCACCAGCACCCCAGCCTGACAACGGAACCTGAATATCCGAACCTACGGGGATTTCATAAGCACCGACTACAGAAGCTCCACCATTACCCGAGTCGCTAGCGTTTGAGGTTACTGCAGCCCCGGTCGTGGGATTCTTGGCAATAATCGTGTACGAGTTTGCAGTAACTACGTTTGCAATCTGGTAGTTCTGGTTTAAGACCGCAGCGGTGATATTGCCGCCAAGGCTTGCCGCTCCAGAGAAGGTTACAAAGTCTCCGGTTAGCGCGCCGTGGGCTGTGTCGTTCACCGTAATGGTTGAGCTAAACGGAGATGAAGTGACCGCTGAAAAAGTGATTGCTCCAGCCGGGGTCGTAGACCTAATCGGAGTAACGTCGTAGTACGCCCCGCCACGCTCGATGTAATACTTTAAGTTAGTGCCTACTGCTATAAGGTTTAAGAAACCCAAAGTCACCCAGTTAAAGAGTGACCGGCATACCCCTAAAAACCTGCTAGAGGAGATCTGAGTCCAGCCGCCAATCTTCTCAGGGCTACCTTGACGGAAGCGGACTTTGTCGCACTCATACCACCCACCCTCGGTGGTATATCGGGTGTTTTCTTTGTTCACCCCGGGTTTAAACAGTATCTTCTTTAGAGGCATGATCAGCTCAAATAAAGGTTACGTTCATCCTTACGACGCTTGACTAGTCCGGGCAGCTCTTTTCCCCCTGCCTTAGTCCACATCATAAAAGCCTCTGCCGCCCCTTCATAGTCCTCCCGGTTATGTTTCATCCGGATGGAAGACCGCTGGAGGTTACCGAGACCAACATTGAAAGCGAAGCTGACGAGTGCGCCAAAGCGACCAGGAGTAAGCCCATTAGGACATAGTCGCAGTACCCCTGCCTCAAACCGGCCCAGATCCTCAGAAAGAATCTTGTTGACTTCATCCATACTGAGGGTTCTGTCCCAGCCGTCCGGGATGGGTAGGTTTTTGCGGTCTTCAAGCTTCACTCCAATATGTTTGGGGTCTATGACATGGCCTACACCGACTGTCCAGAGCAGAGCAGGACACCTGTAACAACGCACCCGGACGCCCTCGTGGTGCTTAATCATTTCAATGACCCGCTCTTCTACTTTCATTTCTTAAAGGACTGACTTCCAAACCAAAACGCGATCACGCTTGAAAAGATGATGGCCGAGTCCTCATCCCAGAGGATTGCCATAGCCTGGTCAAACGGCACCCCGGTCTTCCAGGCGTAGAAGAACCCGAAGATGTTTACAAAGAGCAACATGCAGAACATGCCGTAGGTAATGACCGGTCGGACGGATGCCCGCATATTGACCACCCACTGGGAGGCTCCCTTGCCGATCTCGATGTCGTGGGCGTAGAGTGCCTGGCGTTCTTGGACGGCGGTCTGCATAGCAACCTGGTCAGTCCGGATCTCCTCAACCCTAGCCTGGGCGACAAAGCCTCTCTCCAGCATCTGAAGCTCCCGCTCCGTCTGCATCTTGGCTAGTTCTAGCTCATGGGCCTTATCTGACCGATCTTGGAAGAAATCCAACACCTTGGGCAGACCGCCCATCAGGAAGGAAACAAGGGTAGAAAGCAGGGTAATCATCGCTTAGACCTTTCTTCAAGGAGTTTTAGACGAACCTGAAGGTCGTGAATATCTTTGTAGATCTCTTCTTTAAGCTTGTGCCGGGCCTCAGCTGAAATCGGAGAATCGGTTGGGGTGCCGCTGGGGGTAATCAGGGCTGGCATTTTAGACTTGATGTCTACCAGATCGTGCTGAATATTGGTCACGGCGCTGATCATCCAAGTAATTGCAGCCACAATCACCGGAAACGCCATCTGAATTACTTTTGTCCAATCCATCACCACACCTTTGCAATTTTAAGAACCGCATAAATAATTAAAGCCAAGACTCCCAGCACCAGCCACTCATTCCGTGTTGCCTGTCGGTCGGAGTCGTACTCCTTTTGCAACTCCTTGCGCTCCTTCCGAAGCCTGACTTCTAATGCCTGAACCTCATCTATCGCCCGCTTGCCAAACTCTTTCTCAATCTGTTTAAACGCATCCTCTTTGTTGCGCCGCAGGTTGTACAGCACCCGATACTCGTTGATGGCGTCCACGTACATCATGTCGCCACGGCGTTGAACTTCCTGTTGTTTCCTGCGCCACGCCACACGGGCGCGAGCTTCCTCGTCCAGAAAAGCATTGACTTCTTTGGCTGTCTCTTTGATGTCCCGCCCGGCTTTGATTGCCTCGCGGATACCACCTAAAGCAGTCTGAACGACCTTGGACGGGTCGGTAGGATCGGGCAAGCCCATCTACTGCCTCCATGCGACTATCAGCAGGGAACATATCAGAGACGCCCCAAAAAGCAATAGCCCGAACTTAGGGGCTACTTGAGCTTTGACAAGGTCTTGGCTAGCCGCGCTCTTTGCCCCAGTTTCCCGGGTGCTTTGGCTGCGGCTGATAGCTTTTTTGCGGGGATTTTCTCTCCGCTTTTGACACCAAGAGATTTTCGTAAAGCGCCTGGCTTTTTGATGGCTGACTGAATCCATTTCTCACCTACCTTGCCACCTTTTTTTGCAATAACGCCGCGACCCTTAAGCACATCAGCTTTGGTCACTTGGCCGTCGCCTGTCAGGTCTGGGAAGTCTTTAGCCATCTTATCCTCCGCTTACAGCTGTTATCAGTTGTTCAACGGTTGTACAGGCGGTAATCGCGGCCTCTTTAGCGGCGCAGTCAGAAATAATCTTAGCCCTGGCGGCGGCCACATCGGCAGGAATATCCACCCCGCGCTCGGCCTTGCGGATCACCATCCAGTCGGTTTGGGCGAGTTGGGAGTTAGCTGCGGCCTTGATTTGGGCGATCCACTGAGACTTTAGCCCCTTGGTGACTACCTGCTCGGCGGTGTCTTCCATCTTCTGGGTGTCGCGGTTATAGGTCTGGACGTACAGGGGTGTGCCGTCTTCTTTAACCTCTGGCCGATCATTTAACAGCTTTGGATTGTTTACGCCCCAGTAGAACCGCTGGTCGTACCACGGTTCATTTGCCTCAAATGGGTCTGGGTCGTTGGTTTCAACCACGCCAAGTTTTGCCCTGACAGCAGGATTAAGCAGGTTTTCATATCGAACCCCATCGGCACGGAAATACTCCCTGCGGATGTTGACGGGCTGTCCGTTAATTAAATAAGCCATGTATTTCTCCGTTATCGTGCGAGAGTATATTTGAAGGGGAACTCAGCGAAGGCGGCGTAGATGTAGGTTGTCCCGTTTCCATTTACACCGGTGTTAGTGCCACGAATCTTAAATCCGTTAGAAACAAAATCTGTTTGTCTTGTTGCGCTATCTACCTGTTCTGCATCTGAAAGATTAGGCCATAACTGGTCATTCACGACGTTGAATGGGCTTCTAGCGGCATCTTCAACCTGCCAAGAATCAACAGCACTTGACGGTTTGATCAGAACATACTTTGGCCTAAAGCCCGTGTATATGAAGGGGCCGTCACTAGAGCCATTACCTGTATAGGAGCCAAAGGCAGAGTAGCCCGTAACAGCAGCAAACACATAAGCAATGTATGTGTTGCTACTTACGTTTACCATGCCGTCCGTACCCAACGTAAATGTTGTTGAAGAAAGCGACTTAACTGTGGACGTATTGGATGACTCCGCATCAGTCTTGTTAAGTCTCAATCCGTAACTAATTGATGTAAGTCCTGTTTGGTAATAATACCAATCGTCACCGCTTCTTCTTCGTACAATAATCATGCTTGGAGTAACCCCAAGGCCATGCCCTACAGTTGCATTATCGTTTCCATCTCCGGTATAACTAACAATACTAAAGCCAGCAGTTGTGTTTGCGCTTACTGTGCTGCTTATCGTTCCGGCTGTATTAGATGAGCCAGCGCCGTTGCCTTTCCAGTTCCATGCAACGTAGGTGTCGGTGTTAGTGTTAAGTTGTGCAAGCGCACCTACTGTAAAGCCGTCTGTTCCAAATGCAGTTAGTCCGGTTGATTCAGTTGTTTCAGCGGTTGCTGTGTTGCTTTCTAACTGCTTTTGCACACCCCTAACTGCATCGTATAGTCCGTGGTCAGCCGCACCGGAACGCTCTTTAATCCACACCCAATCCGGCTGGAATCCCACACCTGTTACGCCGAGGCTTGAGCCAGTTCCGGTGTAGAGAACGGTGTTGAAGTAATCATTCGCCTGTGTAGTGCTAGTAGCACCGATGGTCGGCGTAGGCAGATTAGTTGTTACCAATGCCTTAAAGCCAGAGGGGGCTGTTGCCGCAAAAGGTCTTTGCCCAGTATTTAATGACCCTGTTGTTGCAGATGCAGCACTTGCATAAATAAATTGTTGCCCCGTTAATCCTGTTGTAATGTTTGTAAACGATCCAGCATCAGTAATGTTTATATAGTCTAGTGTACCTGCGGCGGTTAATCTAAATCCGTATGTTTTACCGTTTGCAATAGTAGTTGTATTTGTTGTGCCAGTTGACGATACCGTTCCGGCAGTTGTTGTGCCACCAGTAGATGTAATTTCCCAATAAGTATCAAACTGCAACAAGGTTTGCGTACTCCTTGCTGTGTCATTAGTAACATCAAGGTTTCCATTTGCGGCAGAATCACCGTTTATTAGCGGATTCCAAGTGGCGTAGTTACCACGCACCTCACCACCAGCACCTGTGTCTGTGCCGTACTGGGTTGGGCTGTCTACTAGGCTGTCATTACCAGCGCCAGCGGTTACAGAGAAGTTGTTAGGCGTCCAGTTATTGCCGTTACCCGATGTGTCCTTACCAAGCGTTGTGCTGGTCGTGCCTGAGTTATCGGCAAACTGTAAGAAAAAGCCGTTAGTGCCGTATGTGCCGGTGTACTTAATCGGCTCCCATACGCCCGTGGCTGAGTTTGTCTGGCCGAAGGAGGATGGGGTTAGTGCCTGACCGTCGATGAAATTGATTTCGGTCATGTAGCCGTTGAAATTACCTGTTGGCATAAATTGGTTTGCGTATCTACCAATAAAATGCTCTAGGGCAGTATTAAAGAAAGGCGTAGCATTTTGCGATGGGTAATCAGACCCTGTAAACGTCTGTTGAACACCATTTACATACATTTTTACCCGATTACTTGCGGTTGCTTGAGTAGTGTCAACCGCCAATACGATGTGATACCAAGCCGATACATCTCGAAAAACAGCGTTTGTTGTTAAACCACTACTACTATATGCACTAAAAAACAGCCTTAATGTATCTCCTGAAAGAAATGCAAAAGAATCTTCAGCGCCACCGCTTTTAGCAGTCATAATTGACTGTAGCGTGCTTAATGTACTGCGTTTAAGCCACACAGAAAAAGTAAAAATTTTCCCGTTAGTTGGAGTTCCAAGCGTCCTATCCAGGTACGCAGAGTCAGCAGAGTTAAACCGCAGACTGCGGCTGATCTGATAGCCGCCGCTTACAAAATTACCCAGCAGTAATTCTTGAGATCCGCTCACGACACGTTCCCTGTAACCACACATACGGTTGAGGAAATAAACAGAATTGTTGCTACGCCACGGGTAGCCAATGTCATCGTGGCCTTGTCCGAGTCCGTCCCGGCGATATAGGCGGTCGTGATCGAGCAGGTCATCGTGATACCGGCTGAGGTGTTGTTAAAGACTGAGACCACATCGCCCTCGGCAAAGGTAGCATCGGGAATCGTAATCGACCCGCCGGAGCCTACCTGAACGTACTCGCCCACATCTGCCGTCGTCAGGGTATACGACCCTGTCTTGGTTCCGACGGGGGGAATGTTTAGGTACCCCAGTGTTGAGGTTAAAGACGGAAGGGTGCAGGTTACGTTTGAGGCAAGCGATGAGGGCGCTGTCAGCTCAACGTAGTTAGTCCCGGTATCGGTATCCTCGGCTAGCCGTACCCGGCCTTGGGTCGTTGACGTACCGTCTAGGGTTATTAAGCCATCGCCGTTAATAGTTGCTGCCATGATTTACTCCTGATAAGGGAAACGGGCCTTGATCTCGGCCACCTTGTTTTGCCACTCTTGAACGGTCGCCTCACCGCGCTGCGCCTTGAAGAACAGGCTATCGGATTCAATCTTATAAGCAGTTTCGCGGAGTGCCTTCATATCAGCATTGTGTCGATCTTTGGCGCTAGCAGCCCATGCGGCTTCTTCAGCATCGCGGGCGGCTTCCTCTTCGGCGGTAAACGGCACCGGGCCGTTAGCAGTCATGTGATGTCGTGCCATGATTTATTCCTTAGCTATTCTTAATACCGTAAAGACGGGCTGATCCAGAAACAATATTTCCGCTAGAAAAATAAAACTTAACACCGGTTAATGCTGCGGCAGAAGCATAGTTTTGCGCCCAAAAACTACCCGCCCCCATTGATGTGGTTGCGGCTGATGTAATACATAATGCTTGACCATAAATTGTTTTCCAAAGACTTGTTGATGCCGGATTTGATACATACATAATTGCGTCTACGTGTTCTCCAGAATCATTTCCCACATTAGGAAGTATGGTTACAGAAGCACCATTTTGTGCTGCAGTACTATTAAAACCACCTGAACCACCAGTATTAGATAAATAATTTTCTGAAAATGCACGATAGTTTGTAGTTTGATAACTTCCATCAATTTTCATTTCAAATCTAATTGAAACATTATCTGTTTGAGCAACAAAACCACTAATTACTATTGCATAAACATCGTATGTACTACTAAAAGTGTTTTCTACATCTACCGTTGCGCTATTGCTTGCAGTTACCGTAGACAGATAAGTCCAAGATCCACCGGCTGGTGTAGCAAAACTCAGCGTCCCAGATCCGTTGGTTTGAAGCACCTGACCGCTAGTGCCATCTGCTGAAGGTAGGGTGAAGGTCACATTGGAGGCTACTGTACCAGCAGCTTGAAGGGCTACATAGTGGCTTGAGTCCGAGTCCATTAGACGCAGATCGCCCTGGCCCTGGATGGTGACGTTACCCGTTGAGTCAACAATTAATCGAGTCGTATCCCCGGTCTGAAGCTCTAGCTGGTTAACAGTACTGCCAGTGGTGATTAAGCCACCAGAGCCAGTTGAGGTTGCGTTTATGGTTGATGCCATGTCTTACTCCGGTTTGTTAGGCCACTGAATATCCCACGGGAAACCTGCCTGTGCAGGTACATCCCGCAACGCTTGTCTGTATGCCGCCCAAGGGGTGCTTACTGAATCTGCAATGTCTTTGCCCTGAGTCCAGTCAGAGTCAGCAAGGCGGCGATTTCTGTCATCCCGCACACTCTTAGCCTGCCCGGCATCCTTGGCTGCCTTGGTCTCCTCATCCATGTCGGCCACTGAGTACTTGGTGTACCACTTGCCGTCTGACTGCTGCTCAACTCCGTCACGGAAGGCGACTTGGTATCTTCCCGGCTGGGCCTGCGGGCCTTCAAAGACCGGGTCAGCTTGGAGAGCCTCAAGGACTTCTGGGGTCAGCCGGTCAAAGGACGGGCCGTTGTTTTCTCTTAGGTATTGACGCAGCTCACTTTCGTACATCACTGCGCCGTTTGATCGAAGTCTAATTTCCATGTTTACCTCTAGGCTATCGCCAAAAAGATGAATGTCCCACCGTTAGCGTTTATTGCCGCAGGGGCGGTGCTACTAATTTCAAACCCTGAATTTGCGGTGTCAATATAGTCGGTGTTGGTAACCTCTGCCGCTGTAGAATTTAAAAGCAGGTATGGATCGTTCCCGGCCACTATGCCGCGAGCCGAATCCCAGACGTACCAATCGCCTGTGCTATCAGTGCGCTTGATTAACACAAACCGACTACCCGCTGTGAATCCGCAGTTGATAGTTTGTGTTGTGCCTGTGCCTGTATAACTGCCTACCTTGCTTACACCAGCTACGGAAGCAAAGAGGTAGGCGACGTAGGTTCCTGTGCTTGAATTTACAGACGATGCTGTATCAAGAGTAAACGCAGAAGTTGTTGGTTTTGCATAAAAACCATAACTTGTGTTATATCCCTGGTTTACAAAACCAGCACCAGTTGTATTTAAAAATGCAAAAGTAAAATCTGACGCTCCAAATTGAGTTCCAACAGCCCAATTTACACTAGCATCTCTACGTTTTATAATTATCAACTCTGGCACAACACCAAGGTTATGGCTAACACTTAATCCAGCAGAACCAGTGCCTGTATAGCAGACCACATCAAAGAAGCCGGGGGCGCGTTGGAAAGAATAGTCAACAAGCGTACTTGTATTTGTTGCTCCGTTTGATGCGGCACAAAAAGCGCCAGTCATGGTATCCCATGGGTTTGTAGCCATAGCTCCTGTTAGCTCGGCATCAGTGCTATTTGATTGCAAGGTCAGATTGCCAACCAGTCTTGGAGTCCATGCCCAATATTCGGCAGCACTTGTGTAACGCTTGATTACAGCTAGGTCAGTCAATATATCGCTGTTTGTCTTGGCAACGCTACCACTACCAGACCTTGTACCAACATCAAAAACACTCGTCCCACTCGTAGGCGTTTTCATTGGCCCACGGCGAATAGCGATGTAGATGTAGGTTTGACTAGCCGTCAGTACGTTGGCTTTAAATCCTGTTGCTGATGGCGCAATAGCAAAACCAGTGGTTTCCGCATCAGACAGATTTGGACGTAAGTTAGAGGCGTTATATGCGCTACTTGTATCTTGAACCGGCAAACCCCTCATATTGTCAACCAGCCACCAGTCTTGTGCAGCAGATGCGTTTTTGACCAAAATCCACTGAGGTTCATAGCCAAGACTAACTTCCACTTGAGAAGCGCCAACAACAGATCCACAAGTAATCACATTCTGATCGCCAGCAAGACCAAAGCCGCCAGCGTTGTGGGCGAAGAGGTAGGCGACGTAGGTTCCACCGTTTGCGTTTACATCGCTATAGTTACCAAGACTAAATACAGTTGATGTTGGTGCTGTATTGTTCCAAA